CTCTGGGAACATATCTGAACGTATTCTCGATGAAATCCTTCATATACGTAAAGCCCTTATTGCTGTTCAAGAACAGACGATAAGGTTCGTAATCAAACAGATATTTATCGAGAAACTCCTTGCCTCCCTTCAGAGGCAAACAAATGCTTAACATTCTATTAAGATGCAAGTCTCTTAAATCAAATGGTAAGTCTTTCTTCTCATACCAGCGTGTAAATACAATGTGCAGAGCAATGTACTTATCAGTCTGGAATGGAAGATTAAATTTATCCCAATAGCGACCAAGAAAGAATATAGGACTATCAGGATGTTCACAGACATGTTTTACGGTAACGGACATGCCTAATACACGACATATTGCTGTGAATAAGTGTAACGTTTCTGGCGTACAAAGTACAATAGAATCGTCACCCATAACTCTAACAAATGGAATGTAACCGTTCTGTTCGATACTACGTATATAATCTTCATTTTTCTCCACAAATAATTTGTCGAATGGTATTTCTTTATTTATAATAGCATCTTTTAAATGCGGATAAAGTCTTTCCACGACATTAGTAAATATGTGAAGGGTTAGATTCCATATAGTATCGAAAAGGTTTGTTATGAATAAACCTGAACTTATACCTTTTTGTTTAAATAAGATCTCGTCTTTATAAATAAAAGGAGTATATTTAACATATACTCTTAAATAGTTATAAATATGTGAGCTATTAGGTAGAGAGTTAAAGTCTATAACACTAGAGAATATTGAAAAGAAAATATCCTTAACAAACTGAGGTATTGATTGATCAAACTTACTGAAGTCTAAACTGTAAATCTTATGATTCGATTTAGCTCCAATTAGTCTGTACTTATCTCTAAGCGTACCAACACAATTCTCACCAATTTCACTATTCAATAGACCAATGGGATAAATGCATTCATTCTCCCTTAACATTGTTTCCTTAACGGAATTTAATATAGGTCCAAAGAACATATTTTCCAACGCAACGATGACATAAGGAACACACCATACTAGGCGTGATTTAACATCGCACACATCAGTTAATTCATTATAAACACCTTGAAATCTATGAAATATAGTTTCAGGTAAACCATAAATACGCGAACCAATGTAGTCATAAAATGACAAAGCATTTAATCCTACAGCTTTGCGTAAAGTGGGGTTCTTAAATAAATCTTTAATTTGTGCGATTGTGCGTCTTTGCACTTTGGGATCGTTTTTCTTACCCATAGTGTCAGTTCCAGCAGATGTCGATTTCGATAATTGATTTACCGACCGCTCAACTGGCTGGATACTATAAGGACGCTTCTTAGCACCTTCAAAACACCCGATACCGATAGCTGCGCTTGTGGCGCATGCGACAAATAATGCGAGGCAGCATTTTCTGATGCCTCTACTAGGGGTAATATAACTCTTGACCGCATCGCGATCTTTTGAGCTAATCTCGTCCCCTCCAAGCTTATTAACCGGTCTTGGTAACGAGCCACCGCTATTGCTAAATATTCGGGACCATAAGTCCACGTTAACGCCAGGGAGCCTATAACGGCTAGAAGTATCAGGATACTTCGTTTGCGTGTCCCATAACGCTCTTCTTTCTCCAACAACATACGTAAATTTCTTGACAAATCCTCCTCCGGTATGATTTTCGAAAGATGTGTCTTCATTCTCTGATTCCGAAACGTTTTTATTTTTCTGCTTAACAACCGTTTCTCCATTGTTAATTTTTAATCGTCCAAGGACGCTAACATCTGTAATCGTAGTTTGATAAGCGACGTTAGTGATTGAAAAAGTATTCAATTCCAAATTAAAACTCCTATTTTCAAGTTCTGAAAATTAGACCAACTTATAATGTAAAGGATGGTAGATAAAAA